CGGTGTCCGCTGCGCGGCCACGTGGCCTGCTCGCTCCGCGATAAGCGGCCACTCACCTGCGGTGGGCCATTCTAAAGTCATATTGGGTTTGTGTAAATGCTCGCTGCGCTCGCTTTATTGAAATAGAATATGATTACATCATCTGTTCAATTACAATACGCCTTAGTAAGGCTGGTAACTGGGGATTAACTTCCCCTAACACAGTAAATACATCACTTGGTTCAAAGTTACTTGTAACTATAAAACTTGTAGCATACAATGCTACCATTCCACCTTTTGTTTCAACTGAGCATTTGTATCGATCAAACCATCTTAGAAGATGATTAATATCAATACCATTTGGACCGAAGTCGTCAATTATAACTTCTTTTTGACAGACATATCCGTTCCACCACTTTGTTCTTGGATCTTTGACATAGGCATCTGGGAAGGTTGAGTGCGCCAATCTACTTTTACCCACTCCGGGTCTTCCCCAAAACCATCGAACATTGATAGTGGGTCTATCGATGGTTGGTTTGAGGGCCAGAGCGTTTCTAAGCATGTTAGATCCATTGAAGATCCACGCTCCGGGCTCTGAATCGGCGAATTCAGAAATTCCTCTATCTCCTTGTTCGAGGGCAGCCATGAAGTTTCTGGCTGTTTCATCTTTGTCCACTCTTGATTTGCCTTCATTGATTTCACCTCCTTCTTCAAAGTTACCATCTTTGCTGCAATATCTTCTATTCTGTCTAGCAGTACCTGCTGCCCTTTGGATATGTGCCCGAGATGAGAGCTTACCTGATACATAAGAGAAAGTACTCCGTCTTCGTAGTGAGAAGTATCCTTGGAGATGAGGGGTTCCAGATTCACCGGTCTCTCGACCGATGATCCAATACTTGGCTTCTTGCTCGAGCCAAGCTTTGATGGTGGCAAAGTCCTCTTCGACATAGTTGTTAAGGGTGAACAACCAGTGAAGGGCTCTTTCTATTGAAGGCATGTTGTGATTATGAGAAAGTGGACACGGGATTTATAGCCCAACGAGGGGGCGGGGGCAGGGCTGGGGGGGTAATACTAACCCCCCAGCCTTGGCACCGATTTCTTTATTGATGGGTGTTGCGGGCACGCAACTTGCCTTACATAATAAATTACACAACGTCACCACTGAAAGAGAGATTGTAACTCCTCTTTATTTCTAAACTATGCGCACTACTATTTCCTACATTACCGTACTGAACTATAATATATGGTGATCGCGACATATTCAAATACGCGTCCTGATCTATCTTCTGACTTTTGAACCTTGTAACAAACGTATACGACTCTCCTTCCTTTAATAAAACCTCGCGTGCAAGCCAAGGCTTCCCAACTTGAGTATACAAATCGGGTTCAACACTTGGATCCCATGCTTGGTCAACCAATGTTAGTGGACCCGGGAAATATGTTGTAAAGTCTGGATTATTCCCTGTCGTCATCCTGTATATCTTCACTTTAATATCATCAACTGTACTTGTAGCTTGATTAGTAATCGTTAATTCAAACTTTCCTCCTCGTAAAATAATTTCATCACCAAACGTTGGAACCGTTCCTCCCAAATCAATTGGAAGTGTGCCTCCTGCTGTCGTCCAGAATGGGGTTGCTCCCGTACCACTTATTTCGTACATATTAAAGAATTGTACAAATGAATCGGTGGTATTAGGCGGTGTTGCAAAACCAGTTGCTACCGTCTGAATGGATCTGTAATGTGGCTTAAAGATCGTAGAATTCCAAATATGGCGGTTATAAGCGCGTCTCGATGTCTTCCGACCTCTGAATCCGACGGCGTGACCTCTAGTATTAAGAGAAGTATAATCAGTAGTCCTTCGACCTCCAGATCTCTTCTTAAAACGTCGTCTGTTAGCGAATCGACGTCTCTTGAATGCCCGTGTCCCATTGGAAGCGCCGAAGCGACTTCCGTTGGAACTAAATGTGGCGAACGTCCTTTTTCTGAAACCAGGCATTATGATCTTACTCCCGCTCACGCGGAAGCGCGGGTGTATGGAGGGTCTATTTATAGTTTTCTCATCTGGCAGGGGGGTTCTCGAAATGATAGTTCCGGAATATAAAATTCCGGTGTCCGCTGCGCGGCCACGTGGCCTGCTCGCTCCGCGATAAGCGGCCACTCACCTGCGGTGGGCCATTCTAAAGTCATATTGGGTTTGTGTAAA